TTTCAATAGTCAGATAATGACTTGAAGTATTAATACCACTAAAAGAAGGCGATTTAAACTTAAATGTAATAGTGTCTGACCAAAGGTTTTGAGCAAATATACCTACAAACAACATAACACCTATTACAACAACTATTTTTGCCATAAGATTTTTTTCATCATTTTGTTGCTTTTTCAAAATATCAGCTTTACTTGGTCTTCCTCTTTTCTTCTTTTCCATAAGTTTCACTCTCCTTTAGTTCTAAGATTGTATTAACTTTCTGTTGTAATCGTATCATATCTTGGTCTAATAGGCGAAGTTGGTCAGTGAGTCTTATTATTGTCTTCTGCATTTCAGATACAGCAGGTTCTACTGTTTTAGTTATTGTGATCCAAACATAGTAAACAAAATAACCAAGACCAACGACCATGACTGTTGTAAATCCAAACTTTTCTATTAAAAGAACAATGTCCATTAATCACGCCTTGCATCTATCTTCCCATCTTCTACAAAGTTTTCTGCTCTTGCTATTCTATCTAGGTCAGGTGCTAAATTTAAAGCACTAGATACACTTGTATCAATGCGAATCATATCGTTATTCATTATTGATGCTCTTGTTATAAGCATCTTGGCTATACCCTCTACTGTTTTAATCTTATTAACTAAACCAGTCATCATTTGTTTCATAATAAGAAATATAAAATAACCCATAACTAAACCACTAGCTATGGGTAATCCTACCTTTTCTATAAGGTAAAAGGCTTCCATTACTTATCGTCTTCGCCCTTAAACCCTTTGCTTTGTCCTGACTTACCTGAATAGACACCAAACACAACACCCATAGCACCTACAACAACAGATACTAAAGCTGATTGTTCTAAGTTTGGTTCAGGTAAATTCATAAACCATATAACAGATTCATACATAAGATAGATATAAACCACTACAAAGATTCTTGGAAAGATACGCCATGAGTCTACTGCTCTAGCTAAATGTATTACTTTTTGCCAAGGGTTTACATTGGTTTCATCTTCAAGTTCTCTTATTTTATCTTTAAGTTCACCGATTTCTTGAATCATAGCCATGAACTTATTTAAGTCCATTTCTACTTCATTTCTATCCATGTCGCCACCAAAACGACCACTTCCCATATTATTATCCATAATAACCTCCTTTAGGTATAACAACTGTTGGGGTCTTCCCCAGTTAATAAATAATTAATTTCATAATCAACACAAGTTTTCATGCTTATATCATTGTCGTATAAGTTTGTAATCCATGTAACCATATTAGCATCAGTCAAACTAGCAAAAGGAATAAATGTTGTAGTATTACCTGTTCTTGGGTCTGCTGTATTTTTTATTAAATGATAAGGGTCATAAGCGATAGAGCCTGTAATTTCTACTGTAGAACTACCATCTGTTGCACTACATTTATAATACATTTGCGTAACTACATTTTCTAATGTTGTATAACCACTAAAAGATACATCTTTTGCTATGTAAGAAGTTATTGACCATGTTTTTGTAACTGACATATTTAACTAGGTGATGTAAATTTAATAAAACTAACTGTAACAACTGCTTGATCTGTTGCACTATCTGCTTGACCTCTAAAAAATAAATTAACACTATTGCTACCTGTATAAGAGAAGGCAAAATTCATATTAAGTGTTTGCATACCAGCAAATAATCTTGTTCCACTATTTAATATACTAGCAAAATCGTAATCTTCAGGTGCTAAACCCCATGTATTTCCTGAATTAGCAGAAGTTGGAACTGCTTGTGATGTAGGATATACAGCATAAGAGTAAGCTGTAGAACCTTTACCCGCTAAGGGTTGATTAAAATCACTGCCACCAGTGGTTGTGCTTGTGTCTATCATATTAGAAGAACTTGCACCTGATGTAGCAGCACTATCAATAAAATATAATCTCATGCTTTTTGTGTGACTTGTTAATCCTCTTAATGCAACATAACCAATATAAAAACCTGCACCGCTACCCACTGAAGCAATAAATTTATTTTGTAAACTATTTGTTCCTGTAAAGCTGACAGTCGTTTCTCCACCTCCTGCTGGTAACACTAAGTCAGTAACATTTATTCTATCTGCTGTTATTGTGTTTGATGCTATCTCTTGAGCTGTGATAGTTCCTGCTGCTATTTTTGCTGCAGTTACTGCATCTGCTGCTAATTCACTTGTTGCTATTGCACCTGCTGCAATTTCTGTTGCTGTAAGGGTGTTAGCTGCAATCTCTGAAGCTGTAATTGTGTTAGCTGTTATTTTTGCTGCAGTTACAGAGTTTGCTGCTAGTTCATTTGCCGTAATTGCATTAGAAGCTATTTGATTAGCTGTGATAGTATCAGAAGCTATTTCTGTTGCAGTTATTTCTCCTGCTCCTATTTTACCTGCTGTTATTGCACCAGTTGCAATCTTTGCTGTTGTTATAGCGTTTGATGCAATCTCACTAGCGGTAATAGTTCCTGCAACTATCTGCGTTGCTGTAACTGAGTTTGCTGCAATAGAGTCTTGATTTACTGCATCTGTTGCTATAAGTGCATTGGTTACGGCATCATCTGCAATCTTTGCAGTAGTGATAGCATCTGCAGATATTCTTGCTGATGTTACTGCGTTGTCTGCAATCTTTGCTGAAGTCACCGCATCAGTTCCAAGTTTAGCTTCTGTTATTGCTCCTGCTGCAATAACATCACCCTGTATCGCTGCAACTGCTATCTTAGCATTTGTTACGGCTTCTGCTGCAAGTTTTAGTGTTGTTATAGAACCATCTGCTACACCTGCAGCAGCAAAGTTTCCTGATACTGAAGAACTAAATGCAGAATGTTGCCCTGAGTGGTTTATTGCCCTTACCCAAAAGAAGTAAGTAGTTCCTGCTGTTAGTCCGTCTTGGTCTCCAAATAGCGTAGTAGTAACTGCATTTGGTTCACCTGCGATAGTATCTACCAAATCATTATCATTAGTTGGAGTAGAGTCAACTGTTTTTCTATAAACCTTTACTGCTCTTAGATCTGTAACATTAGGATTTGTCCACTGCACAAGTATCATTGTTCCGCCTGTAGTTGCAGAAAGGTTTGTGGGAGCATTAGGTGCAGAAGAAGCTGCTGATATAGCTATATTGACTTCACTGGTATAAGAACTAGCTACACCATTTACATCTATGTGTCTTGCTTTTACATTGTATGTTTTTCCTACTACAACATTGGGAATAGATGCCTTTGTTACACCCTTGCCTGTCGTAAAGTCAGCAGTGTAGTTAGAATCAGAGTTTAGCTTATATGCTATTTCTGTTAGCACCACCTTATCACTAGCGTTGTTAGTCCAAGATACGAGTATGTCAACCTTACTCGTAGTTCCGTCTACTGCATTTTGTTGGGCAAGAGAAAGATTACTTGGTGCAGTTACACTATAATCACCAGTTCCTACATCACTTCCTTCAGATTGTCCTGTTGTGTAATCATTAGTTGCAAAGTCAAATACACTTGACGCTACTTCTTTAAGTTCCAATCTAGTAGCCATAATTGGAACATCACCATCAGTCATAACTTCCATATTAGTAGAAATAACTTCAAACACTTTTTGTGAATAATCTAATCTTGTATTTGTTACATAAACCCAATCATTAGGTTGTAATCGCATAAATTTAAGACTTGCTAGAAGACTAATAGATGTAGTTTGTCTTTGACTTTTTAAGGCAATTCTTCCTAATCTTTGAGCCATAGTATCGGTTACTGTAAATGGCAATTGTGTTTCCATCTGTTTCTTATAATTAGCTGTTGATTCTCCACTTGGTGTATCAGCATTTAAAAATGTTGTATCTTGATAAACCTGTGCATCTGCTGCTACATAGTTTTGAGTAGAGTCTACATATATAGGTTTTACAGCATTAAATAAATTACCTGAGTTAGGATTTGTTTGTACTTGAACTGCATCTAATAAATCATCATCTGTAACTGTTAAAGAAGGTGTTTGTGTAGCACCTGCAAATATATTAAATTTACCATTTACATAAGCTATTTTTCCTGCCATTGCACTTAAAAGACTTTCTATAACACCATTGCCATTAGCACTAAAATTAGTAAATCCATTTGCTGTATATCTTTTTTCTGTAGTTGAACCATCTGCAAGAGTTACATTTTGTTCACAAGTATTAGCAGCACTTGCAAAACCACCAGCATTAGTTGTGTCATTTATTTCGTCACTAACTGCCCTTATTCCATACTCTGTATTTGTTAAATAATCTCTAATATGTAATGCAGGATTATTTGTAAAGACTGTATTGTTTGTTCTTGGGTCAAAACATTTTTTACCTTTAACTAAAAATGATGTTGCAGGTATGCCGCCACCAAATGCTTCAGCATCAAACACCATTTGCATATATACATAAGCTACACCTAAGAATTTATCAGTAGTTCCCATAGAACCTAGTTGTGCGTTCATAAAACCATCTACAGCAGTTTGACTTCCGTCTTGTACTATATATCTAATTAATCTACCACTACCAAAGTTATTATCGTTATCTGTATTTGTGTAATCTGAATTAGTAACTGTATAAACAGTTGAACCACTTATAGTGCTGGTAGTTGTTGTAAGGTCATTATCGTTAAGTCTTATGTTTGTAAGTTCTTCTATTTCATGTCCAGCTATAGCAACGACCATGTGTAATAAATAATTATCTGTACCTGATGTTTCCATGTGAACAATAGTTCCACCAACTCTTGCTTGACCATAAATAAGTTGTCTCGGTGCTATTGCTTCTCTTGTTGCAAACTTTGTACCAAAATTATCTACACTTGCATCTAAGCCTTTAGATGTCATTTTTCCTATGACACCACCTAAAAGAGTTGTTGAAAAAGTAAGCACTGCTGCTGAAGCAGCAACACTAAGATTACCTATTATTATGCCAGTACCAATACTAAATGTTGTATATGTTACAAATACAACTAATGCTGCAATAACTGCTGCTTTAATTTGCTTAGCCATCTATACGCCACACTCCAAGCACATCAACATTTGTTTTTACACCTATACAATCATCTGTTGGCGTAAGAATATACATACCATCACACACACCAACTAATTGTGATTCTTCTTTATATACAACTAAATCGCCTTTACTCATAAAAGCTGGATTAATTTGATTTACTTTTTTTGACATACAAGCTTTCTTTATACTGTTTAATAAATCACCACCATATTTAGCTATAGATTTCATTGCAGTTTTTTCATCTTTCCATTTTAAAGATTTAGGTATTAAATCTTCTTCTGTTATTTCTTTTATTAAAGCATTAGAAAACTTACAACAATCCCATGTACCCCAAGCAAAAGGCTTGTTTTTATGTTTATCAATAAATTGATTAAATTTAATTTCCCAATCTATAATTTTTTTCATTATCTTCTAACACTATTTCTAGCTACGCTATCAGTTCCACGACCAGTGCCGCCACCGCCACTACCACCACCGACAGTATCAGATTGTTTACCCCATACTATTTCTTTATCTTGTAATGATGCAACTCTATTAAATCCTGTATCACCTGAATGTAAAAAGTTTTGTGATTCTTTTGTGTATCTGAAGTTAGAAGGTCTATCTAAATCTATTAATCTATTTTCTGCATTAATACTTATATTAGAGCCATTAGGTGTATCAGTAACCGAAAGAGTTGTCATTCTGCCTTTAAACAAAACTAAAGTACCAGCTACTTCGTTAGTACCACCCATTAAATAACCAAGAAACAAAGTAATAAATCTATTTTGATAATTTTCTGTAAGTGCTAAATTTAAAACTGTAGTGTCCATACCTGATATACCTACAGATAAACCTGCTGATTTTAGATCAGTGCTTTCTTCTACATTTCCAATTGATAGTAACTCACCAGCACCAGTATAAGATTCACTACTTATGGTTAAATCATCAATACCATTCCACAATCTGACTGTTCCTGAATCAAACTCAGCTTTTATGGCAAGAAACATAGCTTGTTCATCTGCACCTAAACGATTGACAATAGAACTATCTAATCCTTGTCTTGTAGCCATTTAAATTACCTCAGTACATGAAAAGCTTATACCATAGTTTGATATTCTATCTGCAGACCAACTGACCTCATTGGAAGTTAATCTAAAGTTACCTTTTGGACTTGTAAATACAACATAATGACCACTTGCTAAATCAGACCTAAGTTTGGGTTCTGTTTTAACTGCATAAAAATCATTACCACTATCTGTTATAGCAGTTGCATCTTCTGTAACCATAACAAGTTGTGCAGGTGTACCTGTAGAAGAAGCTGCTGATTGTATCTGTAGATAGTCTCCTTTTTTTATAGTTCCACTAGCACCACTTGCTGATGCTCGTAAACATAAACCTGTAGCACCTTTTACATTGGTTCTAACCTTACAACTAGCAGTAGAGTTTTCTGTTGTAAAACTACCATCTGTGACTACAACTGTCGCACTTGTAACTGTTGTAACTTTAAAAGTACCATTGTTTTCTTCGTTTGTAGCACCTGTCACAACAATAAAATCTCCTACCTTTGTACTACTAAATGTAGAAGCACCTGCTGTAAGTGTTCCGTTACTGTTAAATGAAAGGGTTACACTTGTATTATTAGTTCGTAATTCACTGGTTAGAAAAGATGTTGAATATGTGCCTAAGTTAGATAGTGCATCAGGATCAGTAAACTTAAATGTGTTTACAGGACCATTAAGTTCTAAAAGAAAAGATTGCCAATTTAAAGCTACATCTCTACGCATAGGTGGTAGTGATACTTCTGCATTCCAACTTACACCATCAAACTCTTGTGTTTTTGTTTTACCTGTGAAAGGCGATACAGTCGTTCCTACTGTTCTTATAAGCGAAAAGTTGCTTCTAATAAAGTTAGGTGTCGTAGGCATTGTAATTAATTTAGCCACCTTGTAATGCTCTCCTAAAATTACCACCACGCACTGCTGCTTCTGCTACTGCACCTTTTGTTACATCTGCTATCTGTGGCATCATTTTCATAACTTCTGCTCTAACTGTAGGCACAACACCAGTAGCAAAGTTTATAGATTGATTTATAACTGTAGTGCCACCACCCATAGCATTTTTGCTATTCATATTGTTCATAATAGTACCACCGCTATGAGGAATAAATATTTCAGGACCTCTTTCGCCAACTAAAGTTGGTCTGCCACCTTGTATTGTACCACCACCTGCTCTCTTAGGACCAAAGCCACTACTAGAAGATGAACCTCCTGATCCACCACCACCAGTAGAAAATGTACCAGCACCAAAAATACTATTTAATATTGGATTTATGACTTTTAATTGTAAAAATGTTGAAAGTATTTGTGCAACCATATTTTGAGCAAAGTTTTTAAAACTTTCTAAAGCACTTTCACTGTTCATTAATGCATTTACAAAGTCAGTTGCAAAGGCGTGTGATGTTTGTGTGACAATTAATCTTAATTCATCATCTAAAACTGTGGCAAGTTTATTTGATTCTGCTTCTAACTTTTCAAATGCTTTACCTAATTCTTCTGCATTCATTATAAAGTTATCTTTTAAAAAACTGCTATTTGCTTCAAATATTTCATTTAGCTGTGTTTGAGCATGGGTAAATAACTCACTATCACCTTTAGCTTCTAAAATTGATTTTTGTAATAAACCAAAAGCACGAACATTTTTACCTGCTATAAGCATTGCTTCTTTTTCTGCTGCAGTTAATTCTTTTCTTGATTTAGTTGCATTATCTAACGCTTCTGTTTGTGCTATTCTTTCTTCAGTCAAATTTGCAACAATTTTTGCAGTTTCATCTTCAGTGACACCAAATTGTTTTAAAATACTAAAAGCAATTTTTAATTTTCCAGTAAATGTTGTACCGCCGCTTCCAGCTTCTGCAAAACCTAAAATTAACTTTTCTTGTATGTCATTTACACCATCACTAGTAATACCATACTTTGCTAAAGCAGCATCAATTTTTGAAATATTTTTAGTTGCGGTATCAGCTCTTGCTTTTTGCATCTGTTCAAAATTCATATCCCCTGTCAATGTAGGTGCTTCTAAATTTATACCTAATCCTTCTCCACGCATAGCTGCCAAAGATACTGCTACTGCATTAGCTGCATTAGCTGCTTGATTCACAAACAGTTTAAAAAAGTCTCCAACTCCGCCTTCAAATATTTCATTACCTAAAGATTTAAATGCTATTTCCATATTTGATATTGCAACAGAAAGGTTATCCATTTTATTAACCATTGCTCCACCAAATTGTTTTTCTAAGACATTGGTCAATGCTTCAACAATAATTTTTGCACCACCTGCTGTTTGACCAAAATCAGTGAGTTCAAGTCTTGATAAACCTAATTCATCTTTTAAGCCTTTAAATACATCAATACCTCTGTCGGCTAACATATTTAATTCTTGTAATCCTAAAGCACCTGCTTCTGCCCTCTGTACAACTCTTATAAGTGCTTCAAACGCACCTCTTTGATCTACTGCAACTGATGCTGTATCAGCAAAAACTTGCATCATTCTTGATGTAGGTTCTATACCAACTGAGCCAAGTGATATAAATGCTTTGGTTACAGTATCAATTTGAAATGGTGTGGTTTGAGCAAATCTTAATATTCTATTAAACTGTTTATCACCTGCTTCAACAGAGCCAAATACTGTATCTAAAGAATCTTTTAAATCTTCAAACTCCATACCTGCTGATGCAGAGAATTTTCCTAACTTTACTAAACCTAAAGCAACTGCACCAATTGCTGCTGGTCCAGCTAATGCCTTTAAGCTACCAGCTAAAGCACCTGAAGCACCACCCATAGCACCAAAAGCTGCACCACCTGCAGCACCAGTGGTTCTAATCTTGCCTTGTATTTTATCTAGTTCTTTTTTTAGCTGACGAGTATCAGCTTTGATTTCAATAATTAACTGATCAACTGTTTTAGCCATCAGGATATAACTCCATCATTTCTTCAAGTCTATCTTTAGTCATAGGTACTTCTTTTTCTTCAGCACCATTAAATTTTTTAAAACCTTGCAAAGCTAAATACATTTCACGAGGAGATATATTCCAAAAGTCATCAGGTCGCATATTCATCATTCCAACACATATCTTATAGAAGTCAGACCATTGTATTGGTTGAGTGTTCACGCTACTTGTTCTTTTTTTTTATCTTCCTCGTCTGAGTCGTTGTCGGTTAATGTAGCAGCTAAGAGTTTAGCTACTTCGGTTGATGCTACTACTATTCCTACTTCTTGAATAATAGAGCCTATCTTTTTATCGTCAAAATCATTGCCACCACCTCGTAGTGCATTCTTTAAAACAACAATTAATGTGCGAACACGCACTTTAGCTTCAGCAATGGCAGTAGCTAATTCTAAAATGCCTTTATCTAGT